TGCCTGGCGAGCCAAAGGGGATTGCTTACTGCCTCGATTAATCAGTCGCATTTCTTCTCCTTGAGGGAGGGTTTCCCCTCCCGATCTCGCTAGTCCACGTATTCCGGTTTCATATCCGCCAGGGTGATGCTGAACTGATAGTGCAGCTCGTCGCCCAGGTGACGCTTTGAAGATGCCAGCACGCGCTCGGCTTCCGCGAACCGTTCGGCGGCATTAGGCTCGTCAGGCTGTGGCAGGGAATTAATAGCGGCCTCAACCTTGTTACGTGCTTCCACCAGGTAATAACGCTTCACAGCTTTGTTCTTCAGCTCAGTGAACAGGGCAGAACCCAGTGTTGCTTTCACGGTTTCAATATCTGCGCGCAGAGCTTTAGCGCTATCAACATCCTGAGCCGCCTCGATGCGGTCACGGAAATCATCAGCAAGTGCATCAATATTTTGAGTTGATTCCTGAGCCGTTTGAGTCGTAGTGACGTTGTCACCTGAAATGTCTGCAAGGCTAACGTGCTGCGCCGGTGCGGGATTTACCTCTCGTTCTTCACGTCGATCATCGAGCTCATCCGGGGTATAAACGCCCAGAATCACATCCGGGCAGAATAGTCTCGTCCAGCGTTTGACAGCCAGATACGCCAGTTGCTGGCGAGGGTCATCAGCCCAAAGGGTAGAGTTTCGGGTTCGGGCCTGAGCCAGCAGCAAATCGAGTTCTCTCGGCTGATCTTCACCTTTAAGCGTTGCGCGGATAATGATGCCGATCCCAGCCTCGTCAGCCAGGGTCCAGCCCGGAACGCGGTACTCGCCTTTGTCGCCTTTGCGGATATGGAATTTTCCAACGACCTTTTCCCATGGCCCATACCATTCATATTCAAAGCGGCTGGCCAGCACGCCGCTGCGTGAAATGACGGCATTAACCAGCTGCGCTTCATACCCGAGCACACCGTTAATCAGGTGCGTCTTCTGCGCTACGGCAAAGGGATTCATCTGCCACTGTGCCGCTTGCATCGCTACAGCCATGCAGTCGGCCTGATTGCCCTGCAGGTGCTTAGGAACAGTAGCGGTGCCCTGGGCCATAATCTGCGCGAACGTGCTGATGGCGTTCAGATACTGGGAATCGAACAAAGCCACGTTGGAGTTAATAACGGTGTTCTGGTCAGCAACGGTAACGTTAGTGTTATGCATAAATCCCCCTTAAGCCTGAGCGCGCAGCGCTTCGAGGCGGCGCAGGTCGAAGTCGTTCAGTTCATCGGTGTAATCGGTAGTGATCGGCGCTGGCCATTCGCCCGTGTCGAAACCTGTGGCAATGGCGCGCATCGTTTTGCGGTACTCGAGCATGCCCAGTTCCAGCAGTTCGGTTGACGCCTCAATGATGGCGATCCAGTGGTAGTTCTCGTCTTTGTTGATGAAAATCCAGAAGAACTGGTCCAGCGCCGCGGTCTCGCAATACATAGCCGCACTGAGGTGGTAGTCTCGGTCAATGATTTCCCGGTGCAGCCTGGCGCGTAGGCTTTCTTGCTTCACGTTCCACATGCTGATGGTTTTCAGGTCCGCACCGATGCGCACGCCGTCCAGTTCAATTTCAAGGTCCGGACGTACACGTACTTCTAAACCTGTTTCGTCGTCAAAACCGAAGTAGCTCACTTCAACGGCGCGGCTTGGATGTGTCAGCAGCATGCCGGCGGTCGGGTGCGCCAGGAGTGCAGACTGAATTGCTCGCGCTGTGGCCAACTGCTGGCGGGTAACCAAAATCTTTTCGCCAGGGTTGTCGCGCCAGGCATCCAGCAGCTCGTCTGCGAACACGGCATCGGGCTTAACTGATTTAACTGCCTGGATCATGTCTGCTTTGGTACCGGACACTTTCAGCGGCGTCGGTTTCTGCGCTTCTTGCGCCACCAGGTCTGGATTGATGACTGCTAATTGCTCAAGTAACGCATCACGGCTGCCGCTGGTTTTAACCGGCACGGGCAGGGTGACGTTGTACTCTTTAATGCATGCCTTCATTGCCGTTGCTGTCTGCTTCTGGCCTTCTTCAATACGCTGGAACTCAGCAGGAAGAGCCATATAGCTTTGAGCCGTTTCTTCCAGGCTCGCGCCAAGCGGCACTGGAGCGGGAAGGGCTGCGTTGTGTTCTTCAAGCAACGCTTTAATCTCGTCAGCGCTCAGCAGTGCCGGCAGGCTGACGTTGTACCCGTCTATGAACTCGCGCAGAGTAGCGGTGGTGGTGAAAGCACCCTCCGGGATCTCAGGTTCGACGCTGAACTCTGCTTCGAGGTTTTCCGGCTGCAGTGCAAGAGCGTGCACCAGATTTCCCATATCCAGCACTTTGGATGCTGTTCGCGGGATGGTTTTAGCCACATGGCGCGCGTTAAAGTACATCAGGCTGACGCGGGCATCTTTCACCTGGGTTGAGCTAATGCCGTTCGCAGCGTGATAAACGTCATTCGGTAGGCCTTCGTATCGGCCAGGTTCGAAGTCTGCAGGGAACTCCACTTCTGAGTTCGATTCCTGAACGTCAATTGTTGTTTCCTGCAACTGGTCTGCTTCTACGGAATCTGTCTGCGAATTAGCTGCATCAGTGCTTTCGCTCGGTGGTACCGAACCAACATCTTCGTCTTTCTCTGGCTTAGCCGTTTCCATCTGCACATCGTTGGTGGTCTCCGCTGCGTTTTCCGTTTTTTCGACTTCATTTGAGGAGGTATCGGCGACCGGTTCGGTATTTCCGCCCATCAGGCCATCGATGGAAAACACTCCACTGCCGAGATTTTCAACCTGCGGTTGTTCAACTGGGGCTTCAGTCTCAACTGCAGGAGTAGGCAACGGCAGTAGCTCCACAGCAGAGTTAAACTCAGCCGTCATGGTTTTATTCACAAACTCAAGATGAGCCGCTGGCGTGTGATGAATGTTCTCTGGTGCGATACGGATCAGATTGAAGATTGCCGCACGGTTCACCGCCAGTATGCCGGGCTGATTACGCAGGATGGCGCTCCATGATTTCCATGGTTCTTCTTTTTTCGCCACGATTTCTTTGGCGCGACGTAAAACGCTTGAGGGGATTTCAAAGTGATGGAAATCCATAGGCAGCAGGGCGCATGCGATCTCAAGATCGAGAGTGTCCAGAGTGTGATGCGCGCCTTCGCCGCGATCCGTTACGTAGCCACCGTCGGCATTGGTACCAGAATCTGTGCGCTGAACATTACTGATGCGATTACCGGCTGCCCACTCGCGAACGAGAATGCCACGGTCAATATAATCAGTCGCCGCCCAGATTCGGGTGAAACGGAGAACCAAAGCGAGTTCGTGACGCTTATCTTGGCTGAACACCTTGCGAATGGCGTCGGTATAGCGCCACAGGTCTTTGGTGTCGTAACCCGTAACCTCTTCGCAGTTTTCTGCCGCCAGCAACAGGTTCTGGACATAGCTGTTGTCAGTGTCCATTTCCAGCGCGCAAATACCTTCGTATTCTTCGCGGGTTAAGTGGTGGCGTAGTTCGTCGGCGGTGAACTGGGCGAGTAGCTGCTTGCGGAACGGCATACGAACGACTGGATAACGTGTGGTTTCGTCATCATTCTCGTCAATCTGAATACCGTTTTCAGGTTCTGGATCCTGACCGGCTGTAACTCTGGTGCCGCTTGTGCTTTCTGATTTGAGAAGAGTAAGCTTTCCGCTTCTCCAGTCTCTAACTAACTCATTGCGGTCACCTGCATCTACTCTCAACCAGTCGGCCATGAAAGCAGCAAGTAGCTTTACATCGTGCTCTTCATCTGGCGCAAATACCTGCTTAATCGCCTGAACCAGTTTCCACTCAGCGTTCAGGCTGAGTTCGTCAACTTCAGGGATATCGTTCTTCGCCAGCAGCAGATTCTGGATATATGTGTTGCCTTCATCCAGTGACATTTCGCTGGCAGCCAGCTGCTGCTCTTTAGTGATATGTGACTGATATTTGTCGCTGGTTAGGTGGACGGCAAAACGGACCGCTGGAGTGCGGTTTTCAAGCGGGACACTCTCGACGATAGTTTCGACTTTAACGGTCGTTTCCGGTGCGGCAGTGGTGTCCACGGCACCAGTCGACTCAGTACCAGCCTTTGGCAGCCAGATGCGTCCATCGTCCTGCAGTGTATAGCGTTTGCACCAGGTGTAATCCACGGTGCTTTCTTCAGGCAGATCGTTGTAAACAGGGAAATCGGTGCGAACCGGTTTTGAGTAATCCTTACCGCGGCCGGTTTCAATACCAGCATCTTCCAGCTCGACATCGAGCTGCAGGTTGGCACGGGCTTCTGATTTCGCAGTGAACCAAATCACTGCGTCTTCTTTGCCAGATTTCTGCGTAGCCTTCACTACATAGAAAAATTCCATGTGAGATCCTCTTTTTTGGATGTAAGATCCCCGGGCCAGAGAAAGCGCCCATTGGGTGAACTTTGGTTTTTTAAGTCGTTTTCCGGTGTAACTTTGGTCGGGAGCACCGGACGTACGGGCCGCCTTGCGCGGCTTTTACGTTATGCCTCGTGAGCCATTTGGTCGTACGAAGCACAACGTTCAGAGCAGTATTCTTTCTCTTTGCGCGCCAGCTGTGCGCCGTTGCGATAGAGAAGGGTACTTTTGACTACTTTCTCCGGTTCAACCGGCTTGCCGCAGTACCCGCATTTCGTCGAGTTACACATCTGGATTCCCCTTTTGCGCCAGTAGATAGCACAGGCGGCGAAGAATCACCTCGAAGAAGTTCAGCTTTACAGCCTGCTGCCGTCCTGGTTTGCGTGCGAAATCAATCATTCTCACCCTCGTTTGCCTTATCGCCGGCCAGCGGAACGTTTACACCTGATGCGCGTTAATCTCTCCACCTCATCCGACAATTCGTATGCCGTCGGCGGCTACTTCGTGGGCGTCCTGCCTCGGTGGTTCGTAGTGCGTCATATGTTTTAAGTAAAACACTACTTTACCTTCATGTCAACCAATGCAATACCGCAAAGTACACCAGCACTTTACCCGATGTTTTGTTGTATAAAAAAATGCAGGATTTGGGCAAAAAAAAACCCAGCGCTGCGGCTGGGATCACGAGTAATTGAAGATAAGTAAGCCTGTTGGGCTAGAGGGATGGATCAGTTTAGCCCTTTAAATTTAGTAAACAAACTATTGCCAAGAAGATACTTCAGGTCTGCCATAGATCTATAAAATGTGCTTGCAACCTCATCATGAAAATATATCATGTATGTTTCCATTACGGAACTTGTTAATCTATGTAAATTACGAATGAGATTTTTTTGTGATGAATGGCAATCATTAACAATCAATTGTAAGAAAGTTGCTGAGGTATTGAGGTTTGCTTGCGGTGAAAAATGGACATAATGACAGGCATTAATATAAACATTATGTAAGTAATTCCAATTTTCATTTCTTCTATTAGTTTTTAGGTAATCGAAATCTCTTCTGCGCACAGTTCCATCAAAGTCACCACCAGAATATGTCTTATTCAAAGCAATTCTTGCTATATGTTCTATCATTGAGCGGAGGTTTAATTGTAAATATCGTTCTCTTTTATTTAGAATTGCGATAATCGAATTTAAAGAATCATATATTATACCCTTTACATGTGATTTATGTGACAGATTATTATTCAATTCAATAATCATGCTAAAAATTCTAACATGTTTAAAAACACTCACTAAGGTATTTATATCTGATTCATCTTTAAAATACGCTGCTACCTCGCGGCGGAATCTTTCAGTTTCCGCTCTATTGCCATAGGGATCGTTCGAAAGCATTAGTTATCGCCTTTCTTAAGCATTCTGGATACCCACAGTTCCATATTTGAAAGCGCTGTGCTTCTTTTTTTATTACTTTGAAGTTCATACTCTTTTGAGAAAATATTTTCAAAATATGAACGAGTCATAATGCCAAAGTAATTTATTTCTTTTCTGTCTTTGTTTACTAAGAAACGGCACATTTTTGCACAAATAAGAGTTCTTGAGCGAGTTATGTACGGTAATAAGATAATATTGAAAACACTTTCAACAAAATCTTTTACATCTTGATTCGTTTTTAACAGTTCTTTATCAAGGACTATGGTCACAAACAGACCTATCGCAGACTCCTTTGTGACTCCGCCATGGGCAAATCTTGTTAGAGTGCTATATTGTTCTTTATCCATTATCACTCACCATTAGTTGGCTAACTCTTAACATGAACTCTGTCGAAATTGCGCTTATATCACTTCTTGACTTAGCATAGCAAGAAGGGATATTACCTTGTTGCCCAACCATTAAATCTCTTACGTATGATAACTTGTTCTCAAAAAAATAAAATGCATTAAATTGCTCTTCGAAGTTATCTTTTATTTTACTTGTTTTTAATGTCAGTTCTTCGTCTGTGTTGGTGTACACAAATCCTAAATGTTTGATATGTGGGTTATGATTATGTCTTACATTTCGCACCACGCTAACAAGACTGGTCGCGCCTAAAATTGAATAGTGATCGATTTTTACAGGGACCACATAAAAATCAGAAGCAACAAGAGAAGCATCAGTGAAAATAGATATTGTTGGAGGGCTATCCAAGAAAATGTAATCATAATGGTCACGAAGATTATTATCGTCGATGAATCTCTTGATTTTGAATATTCTCACTGATTCTTGAGAAGTATCAAATATTATATTTATGTCACCAAGAATCACATCCAGGTTTTCAGAAACTTTCGTAATGACATCTGAAGGGGAAACGGCTTGGGCCGTATCCATAATAGATGTTGGAACCTCAAAAATTCTACGTATTGTTACTTTATTTGTTTGTAATTGATCAAGATATTCATCTACACGACCATAATGTCCTAGGAGAGACTGAGTTGCATTGAATTGTGGATCAACATCAATCACAAGGACTTTTTTTCCAAGATAGTTAGCCATAAACTCCGCAATACCAACACAGAGCGTTGTTTTACCTACCCCACCTTTCATATTTATAAAGCTAATTACCGATGCTGGCATAATCTTTCCTTGCTAAAATTCGGGTTATAAATTCAATTATTTATACGTTTTTTAATCTAATCATCTTGCGAACGAATCCTTCCTCTCATGTACTTCTCGTACATGGCATCCAGCTCTCTCAAGCGAAGAGATAAAACTCGAAGGAAGTTTTGTTTCTCCTCGTCATCAGGGAGTTGTCGATACAATTCTAATAGCCTTTGCTCATCCGCTTTTAAGCCGTCTTTTTCGCCAACATCCTCACCCAAAAGCCAGGGAACGGAGACCCCTGCAGCCTCTGCAACTGCCAGTGCAGATTGCTTGCTTATTTTCCCGGTTCGGAACCAGCCGGTGACTGCTTGTTTACTAACATTAGCAACCTTGGCCATCTCAGTTTTTGAGAAACCTTTTTTGTTCAACTCGGTCAGCCGGGTTATCAGGCCTTGGTTCGTATCTTTAGTGTTCATTCCTGAATTGTAAACAATAGCTTTACTTGAAGGTAGGCATGCGTTGGTTGACTTTGTAGTAAATGGGTGCTTTACTTCGCTCAATTAAGGAGGTCCTATGACTGGTATTGAAAATGCAATTCTCCAATCTGGTTCGGCCAGTGCGCTCAGTAGATTGGTTGGTGTTTCCAAAATGGCTGTTTCGTTGTGGCGAAGTAATGGAATTCCCGCTGAGAGAGTACTTCAAGTTTATGAAGCCACAGGTGTCACTCCCCACGAACTACGCCCTGATCTCTACCCAAACCCAACAGACGGTTTACCTAAACAGGAGCCTTAACAATGCAAACTGTTTCATTTCAACAGAGTAGCAGAGCTTCCTCTAATCGACTGATATTCCTATGTCATGAAAGCGAGCCTGCATATGGGGAGATTGCGCATCGCGATATTTGCTCTGCGGTCCGGGCGTGGGCTGCAGCAGAAGGGCGCGTAGCTGTTGCGCTTCAAATCCAGGAAGCGGCGAAAGATATCCAACTTGATGGCGTGGATTATTCAGGCCAAGCCGATGTCTGGAACGTGAAGCTGTTCCGCTGGCTAGACAACAAAGAAGACTCCGCATCGTACCGAAAGAACGTCGAACAGTTGTTGCCAGCGATCATGTCTGTATTACCGATTCGGTACCGCGACCGTGTCGTAAAGAACGACTCGTTTGCCTACCGGATGGCCAGATTAGAAAAAGAGGTTAGTGAGGCGAAGCAAGCGCTGATGCTCGATGCACCGAAGAAGGAAAAGCTGAAGGAGTTAGGCGAGGGGATTTTCGAAATGTTCAGAGTCGATCCTGACCTTACGGCACCTCTGCTGGCGATGGTGACAACCATGCTGGGGGCAATGTGAAAACTTCAAAAAAGGCGAAAGCCGCGGTGCTCGAACACCAACGGCTTTCAGGTGCAAAAACGGAGTGTAATTGCGGAGCTAAGTATGTCAAACACAGCTGAAATTATCAATTTCCCTAACAGAACCGAACAACCGGGAGGTCGTATGGCCGACCTGTCGAACGGGTATACCAAGGTCGCTAACGAGATCCAACAGCTCAAGCCTCGTCTGAGAATGTCAGGCCGGGAGTGGCAGTGTTTTGAGGCGGTGATCTGGCTTACCTACGGCTGGAACAAGAAGCAGGACCGTGTGACGAACACGGTGATAGCTGAGCTTACAGGGCTGAGTGACTCGCATGTTTCTGATGCGCTCAAATCGCTCGCAGATCGCAAAATTATCTTCAGTCAGAAGCAGGGCGTGATGAAAACGGTCGGTATAAATACTGACCTTTCTGCCTGGATTTTAGACAAACCGAAAACGGGAAAAGTCTTCCCGAAATCGGGAAAAGTGTTACCGAAAACGGGAAAAACCTTCCCGGAAACGGTAGACACCCAAGACTATAACAAGAACAATATTAAAATATCCTCGTCTCGGAATTCTGACGAATCCCGAAACCAGAAAACACAAAAATTTCTCTCACGCCATCCAGAAGCTGCCGCCGGGATATACACCCCGGCAGGTAAATCATGGGGATCCTCTGACGACCTCAAGGCCGCACGCTGGATTTACGATAGGCTTCTCACCGTCAACGCATCGCTATCCGAACCCAACTGGGCTGAATGGGCAAACACCATCAGGCTGATGCGTGTCCAGGACAAGCGTACTCACTACGAAATCTGTGATCTGTTCCAGTGGGCCAATCGGGACGAGTTCTGGAAAGACAACATCCTGAGCCCTTCGAGTCTGCGCAAGAAGTGGGATCAGCTCACCACCAAACGGCTGCGCGCAACCGGGGCGGTAAAACCTTCCCGGGGCGGTATCGACCTGCATAACACCGACTGGATCGACGGGGTACTGGAATGAAAAACCTTGCCGAGAGCATTCGCAATTTTGACCGGGAACAGGCCCGCCGCGTGGCGCACAACCTGCCTGAGCAGTACACCGAACGCGAACAAACGCAGCAGGTGGCGCAGATTATCAACGGGCTATTCGTACAGCTGGCAGCTGCGTTCCCGGCAAGCCTGGTTAATCGCAGCCAAGACGACGTTGACGAAATCCGCCGCCAATGGGTGCTGGCCTTCAAAGAAAACGGGATCACCACAATGGAGCAGGTTGAAGCAGGCATGCGCATGGTGCGGCGCCAGGAGCGACCATTCCTGCCTTCGCCAGGCCAGTTCATCAAGTGGTGCAGGGAAGGGCGCAGCGTGCTGGGGGTCACCACCGCTGACGTCATGGCTGAATACTGGAAGTGGCGCAAGCTGGTGTTTCGTTACCCGAGCAGCGAGCAGTATCCCTGGCCGAAGCCGGTTTTTTACCATATTTGCCTCGAACTGCGGCGCCGCGGAACTGATGGTCAACTGAGCCATAAAGAACTCGAGCGGGAAGCTGGCGATATTCTGGACATGTGGGAAAAGCGGGTGCTGGCTGGGAAGCCGATTCCGCCTGTTCGGCGGGCGTTGGCCGCGCCAGTCGCTTCGAAAGGGCCAACGCAAGCTGAGCTTTTGAAAGCGAAATACGAGCGCTTGAAGAATATTGGAAGGGTATAAGTATGCTTGGTGCTTATAGAACCGGTGAAACTGAACCTTGAATAATTTGTCCCAGTGCCAGATTACTTCCTTTCGTGGTTGCAGTATTATCGGTGAAATTGTGGAACTACCCGAGAGTAGCTGTCCACGTAACATGGAAATGGCGAAGGCGAATCAGAAATGAAATGGATAGCAATGGCTTTTGTGG